GTCTGACTTACGAATGTATACACTGAAGTTCTTTCGAGTCTGGTATGCTACCTTAATTATTCTGTACGTTGCAGAGAAAGGTATGCTGTCCCAGTTTAAATCAAACAAACCGATCTCGTAATACCTGATCTCTTCCCTTGAGTTAAACAAAGACAAGTCAACCTTGACCACACCAGTAACGTGAGATGGTTTAACTATAGGATAAGCTGGTGTCATCTCATGTGCATGGGTTGAAAATGCCCATACCAAAAAAAATATTATCAGCTTATTTTGCAACACAACTAGCCTGTACTATTGCAGTGTATACGCCACCAACGAAAGGCTTTGATGCTGCATAGGTGGCACTTGATGCTGTGCTAAACCAAGTAGATCCTGCAACAGTTAGATCAAACACAGTAGTATTATCGTATACAACCTTGGCTGCATCATACCCTGACATACCAGCGTCACTTGTTTGCGTGACACTAGTGCTGCCTGTCCATGCGACTGAATCAGTAAGTGCTGGGGAAGAGCTGAATGATGTTGGATGTGTAATGTTTGCAGTGTAGTAGTTGGCAAGAGCTACATCAAATCTAATGACAGGTAGTACACCACCATCAGCAGGGGTAGTGCTTAACTTGCTAGCTATAGGATTGCCATACACACCACTCTTAGTTGTTTGTATTACACACTTAGCTTCCACGTTACCTGTTATATCTACATCAGCGTAAGCTGGTAATGCACAGAGTGAAAGTATTGCCAAAGAATATTTCATATTAAACCTCATTTGTTGTACTGCATATCAACCATTTGTTCGTGCAGTATTTGTTGTGCTAAGTTATTACGCAAGGCTTTCTTGTTATCAAGTATTTCTGAGTCAGCAAGACCAGCAGCGTCAGCATAAACACCACCATTGATAGATGCATTGTAGTACATAGCTATATTAGTCTGTTGATTAATAGCCATAATAATATCATCTTGCCCTTGCGTCTTAAAGAGGGTCAGCGCATTGGCAGATGCAGTCAAACCCATTTCAATTCTATTCTCTTCTTCTTCTTCCTCTTCATCCAGTATAAGATTACCATCCTCATCATACTGAAATTCTGTATCTGTATCTATAGCAGCAAGAACATTCTCATCTGCCATCACATCATAGATCTCTACCTGTGGTATATCAGGCACAGGCTTTATATAACCAGCGCAAGATGGATCTGATTGTGGGTCATAACATACATCTATCCTGTAGTTGTATATAACAAATGCATCAGTAACGCTGCCTTCACCTTCTACCTCAATAGATCCAGCACCCCAGTTAGCTGATGGTATATTAGCCAGAGAAAAAGACTTGACGATTGTATTGCTTGGGACACCTGACCAATCATCTGTCTCTCTAAATACATAGCCATCACCAGTAGAGTTGAGGTTGCCAACGTGTACCTTCATAGCGTCTTCTGTATTTTTAACTGTGGTGTACCTGTAGAGTAATCCGTTTATATCTAAGCCAACAGCATCAGGCAAAACACCAGCCATCCCCCAGCTTAACGAGCTGGATGCAGCATTGCCTGTAGCCCCATAAGTATATGGGTCAGAGTAATAACAAGAAGGCCAGAGTGCTAATGATAACACCAAGGCCAATCTTAGTTTCGCTGTTCTCATTGAACATCCTCTTGATTACATCGTTCTGATCTCGCTCGATCTCTTGCTCAACCGATTCCATTTCCCATGCTAGCCTAGCCTTATCTCCTACCAACCCATCTTTAGGGCAAGGAGTACCAGCATTAAGCATAGCATCAAACACTCTTTCGTCTTGGCACATTACTGATACGGCTGCCACTTTCATCCCCATATCGTACATGGTTTTGGCGTTCTTTAATTTTTCACAGTTCATATCTCTAACAGTACGACCAGCAGAGATACCAAGTATCTGTGTTTGTACTGCACCAGCTACACCAACAGTACATAAGTCACTGTTACTCGCGCTAATCTGTGGGGAAATTGCAGAGGGTGGTGGACTGTTGATGGTTGTGTCCATCTTTCCATCCGATATTACTGTACTCTCTGACTTAATTGTATCATCAGCAGCTAATGCGCTGCCGATTAAAATAAACAAACCAATTAATATTGTTCGTAACATGTTACATTTTCATTAGTACCGCAACGAGCAGGGTTAATATTGCTCCTGTTGCTGCAATCATAATGCTTTCCATACGTTTAACTCGACCAAATAGATCTTTGAATTGTATCTTAACTTCTGTTTTAATTGCAACCACTTGCTTTTCTAGCTCGTCAAGCCTGTCATGCGCAGAAGATATAGTTCTTTTATTCATTTAATCTTCCTTTATGTAGGCTTAGTAGGCCAAGTAACTGTGTTAGGAAACCCAGCTTGTGCTGGTAGGTTAAGCAAATCAGTTCGGTACTGTGTCCACTCTGCTTGTTTAGCTTCTGTTAGTTCAGCCCAGCGCAGAGGATTAGTTACTATAGGGTCTACTTCTTCTACCAACTTTTGGTCACGTTCTACTCTTAAACTATCCGCTAGTTCTGCATCTAGCTCTGCTTGAGTAGGTGCAACATACGCCGCATAGTCTGAACCAATAAGCCCAAGCAATACGCTGTTGTCTACAGTAGTATCTGGATCATTAGGCATTAATCCATAAGGTATCCAACCATGTTCTGGATGGTTAATCTCTACTTCAAATGCAGTGTTCTCTGCGTTAAGTGATTGTGCGTTACGCACTTCTGTTATTGTTACTTGTGGCATAAACGCCTCCTATTTTTGTGATTGTTTATCAAGATATTCTGCAATAAACAGAAGCCTTGAAGCCTGTACTGTTTTGAACACTACCATTGTAATAACCATTAACACCCATAAGCCTCCAAGTCCCTGAAGGTTGTGTACCTCCGTCGTAGCGACCACCACTTGAACTAGCCCAATCTAAGCTTGAACCAGCTCTTGTCGAGCCAGCCGTAATCCCAGCTTGGTTCAACCACAGAAATGCATAAGAACCAACAGTATTAACACTTGTTGATGGTGTCCCTGCTGGCCCAGTAGCACCTTGGCTACCTGTAGCACCAGTTGGCCCTTGAGAACCAGTATTACCTTGTGGCCCTTGTGCGCCTGTCGCACCTTGTGGCCCAGTTGCACCAGTATTTCCTTGTGGCCCTTGCGCCCCATCAGCACCATCAGCACCAATAGAACCATTAGAACCATTAGAACCAGCTGCACCTGTTGCACCTGTTGCACCTGTTGGCCCTTGTAACGCAGCCACAGTAATTGTTTGTCTTTTCCAAACACCAGCACTTTCATCATATACTGGCACAAAGTCAGAGCCAGTTGCATTCGTTGCTGTTGCCATTGTTGATGGTAAGAAATCTGTAGCTGCTGAACTAGCTGCTGTACCTAATCCTGTAATTTCAGATACGTTTATTAATCCGTCATCTAATATAGCACCCATATTCCCAGAAAGAATATCAGCGAATTTTCTACTTTTTGACCTACTCATTTGATATTCCTTGTGCATCCATTGCTGTCTGGTATGCAGTCTTAACTGCGTCTGTCCAAACTGCATTGCATATTGCTTGTACTTCTGTTGACTCACCTGAGATGTCAGTGTCACCCCATGTGTCACCTGATTTAGTTGAGCAAGATAAGACGTGACGATGGAATGATCTACTGATCTCTGTGCCATCTCGTGCTATCACTGTAGCTGTACGAACTTGCACATGCTTGTGATCTCCTACGACTTCAATCTTATCTTCAACTTGTGTTTCTGTTAGTGCCATATTGGCCTCCTTTAGTTTATCGTGGCGTTAGTGCCACCTGTCCAACCCAAAGCTATGCGGTGGGTTATGAGTTTGTTTTATATGTTCCACTTATACGAAAATCGGTAGCCGCTTGGGTTTGTTGTGCGCTAGTTCCTGTAACACCAGTACCTCCTCCAGTATAAATATAACCATAATTACTATTATCAGAACACTCCGCCCACATATCGGTGACAGACCCACTTGCAAGCCCATTTGCGAGTACAAGAATTGCGCTTGAGGAATCACCCAAATTAGCAACAGTAAAAGGTAAAGGGAAGCGTATAGCTCCTGCTGGAGAACTAACACTAGACACTCTAAAATAACCAGAAATGTGAACTAGACTCCCAACTTTTGTGTAAAACAAAGTATCATAAGAAGAGTTTAACGTAATCGTACCAGAAGTTGTAGGAGTAAGAGAAAAAACTTCAGTACCCTCTTCATAATCGTCCAACTTATTAGCCGACCCAGTGCCACCGAGGTATACACCGCCGCCTACATAGAAATCTTTAAAGCGATTACCACTAGCCCCAAGGTCAATAACATTGTTGCTATCTGCTCCAGCAGTGGTACAAGGAAAAATAGAATTAGTATCGCCAGCAAATCTTAAACCAGTATCACCATTAAGTAGATGCATTCTTGTCCCACTAACACCAATACTACCTACTGCCGCCGTTAAACCGTGGTTTACAATCCTCATAGCCTCAAAATCAGCATTTGATTCTGGCATCATGATAATACCGCCATCTGATTTAGCTACAACATTTATAGGAAAATTATTGCTTATTGCGCTAGTTCTATTTACAATAAGAGTTCCTGACGAGTCGATGCGCATACGTTCTGAGCCGCCTGTAAGCATTTTTAAAACATTAGCACCGCCAGCTTCGTTACCATGATTAGAACTTAAAGTCATAGTTCCGTCTGAATAACCAATTAAAGCATAGTTAGAATCATCTGGGTCTATTATTTTTATTTCAGGAGTATTGTCATCAAGAAATTGTATAACTCCTCCTACATCTAATTTAGCACTAGGCGAACTCGTCCCAATACCAACGTTGCCTGACGAGTCTATTCGCATACTTTCTGTAGCACCAGTACCAAACGCTAATGGTGATGCTTGGTTTTGACCATCAATACTAAAAAAAGTAGTAACCCTTTCATTCGCACTGTTTCCATAAATACTATGTATGTTAATACCACCAGCTTGAGTGCTGTCAGCGGCGGCAATACGCATTACGTTTTCACTGCCATTACTAGACAGACTACCATTTACATCTAGTTTATAAGCTGGCGAACTCGTACCAATACCAACATTATTACCTGTATATAGATTACTTCCTGTGCTGTTTAGATAAGCGCTTCCTGTGCTATCTTTTAACTCTACTGAAACGATTGCATCGGTAGATTCAAACTTAGCAGGGGTGTTAACCGCCCCACTATTAACGTGCAAACCATCAGCCGTCACTGTGCCTGTTACGTTTATATTTCCAGTGCCATTAATGTTGTTTGAATTTAAATCTAAATTACCACCTAGTTGTGGAGTAGTGTCACTCACAATGTCTGTGCTTAGATTATCAAATGATGTTTTAAATGCTGCTATATCTACACCATCTACTGTACCACTTACAGTTACGTTTGAGTTAAACTGTACTGGCCCAATAAATGTACCGCCTGTTGTAGCTGGTACTGTGTCAGCAACTTGGAATGACTTAAATGCATATATGTTTACTACGTCACCAACAGCCGCGCCTACGTCTAGCGTTACTGTAAGACCTGTTGTTGTTGTATAGTCTGATGGGTCTAAGATAACACCATTCATTGTTACTAATAAGTTAGCTGCAATAAATGACATTGATAATCCATTGTCGTCATTGCCTGAGAATGCAGTCTGTCCAGCGGTAGCTGTATATTCAAATAGTGTTAGCGATGCGACACCAGATGATGATGCGGCAATCCAGTTAGCACCATCGTATACTTGCATAGCACTAGACGAACTTGAAAAGTACAATGCACCTTGAACTAAAGCATCGCCATCATTGTCTACAGTTGGGTCAGAAGATTTAACTCCTAGATACTTATCA